GGGTCGGCGGGTTGGTCGTGAACTTCTTGCGGTCGCCCCGCACCTTCTGGATTTCAAACGGCCCCAGTTCGTTGAAACTGCTCGCGAAGTAGGAGGGCCGCAGTTCCGTGACGTTGTGGGCACTCACCGCGTGAGCCGTCACAGGGTGGGCGCGAACGGTCACCGGCTTCCCGTTGCGAATCCGGGTGTGGGACTTTCGCAGGAATCCGCCCTTCACGTAGGAACTGCGGAAATACCGCTTCGGCGGCGTCGGCTTGTCGATGACCCGGGGCTTGGTCCCGAACTCCAACCACCACTGATGAAAAGCCCGGTCTGGACCGGCCTGGATCGTGCCGCCCTGTGCGCTCTCGCTGTCTTCGGCAGCGGCCCGGCGATAGCCGAAGAGAGCGACCGCGTTCCCCGTGCGGGCGTAAGTCTTTATCTTGAGATCAACCGCCCGCCGCATGTTGCGAGCCGGGCCGATGGGAGTCACCTCGCCCAGCCGTAGGAATGCCGGGTAGACAGCCTTGTAGAGGGCATCGCCGAGGAGTTGGGCCGCGGCGGCCTTGTCGCCCAGATTGCGGATCCCCGCGCGGAGTTTCTCTAGTTCGGGGAACTCGACGCTGATCTTGGCACCGGCAACGGCCATCAGCTCGTCTCCTGGCAGATCAACTCGTGAACGCTGCGGTTGTCGTGCTCCAGAATCGACATGATCTCAAGCGTGCGGCCCCGCCACAGAAGCCGCATCTGGCCGGTCAGGCCCGGCAGATAACGCATCCGCACGCGGTGCGAAATCTCCGTCTGCTGCTGGCCAGCCAGAAGCAACTCGCGAGCCGTCACGCCTTCGACGCTGGCCCACACGGTCGCGAACTCGCTCCACGTGGGGATGGGCTCGCCGAGCGTGTTGGTGGTCTGCGTGGCGACCTGGGCCGTCACCCGCTCGCGCATCTGCCCGGCGTTGATCACGTGTAAGACCCCCACGACACGGTGTCGAGTAGAGCCTTCGCCCCGGGCGGCAACTGGGCATCCCCACGGCCGTCGTAGAGGGCCAAGATCGTCATCAGCATGGCCGACTTCACCCGCTGCGGAACGTCAGCCGACGAGCCGTAGCCCGCCCACCACGTGACCGCGACGGAGTTGGTGTCCAAGAGGTGCGACGGCCAAGACCCGTTGTAGAGCGTGCGGATCCGCCCCGGCGTGGCGTCGCGATCCACTCGGTACTCGGTGGGTGGCAGCGTCACGGTTTCGCCGGTCGAGACGGTGTAGGTGACGGTGACGGCGGTCGTCGTCGCGCTCATTGGCGGCCGGGGCAGTTCGATCTCCGGCGGGAACGAATCCAGCCGCATGACGTACTGCTGGGTCACAAGGCTGCGGTCGAGGTAGTCCTCGACAAGTTCGCGAGCCGTCTGGATGTAGCCCACGATCAGAGCATCGTCGGCGTTTGAGTCCACGCGGCAGTGCGACTTGGCGTCGGCCAGCGACACGGGTTCGACCACTGGGGCGGTCGTGCGTTTCAGGCTGCGGTATCTCACGGCTTTCTCCGGGGGTTCAGGTCGGCCGTCTCGGAGCGTTCCTCGACGGTCGCCGTCTCGATCAGATTCCGCTGCCGCTCCTCGACCGCGTAGCCGTCGGCGATCAAGAGCCGCCCGGCCGCATCCTCGATCTCGATCACGTCGCCCTTGCGGTACGACCTGACTGCCTTGACCAGTTTTATTTTCATTCCTGCGGCAGGCTCCATGCAGTTTTCGGCGGCTTCTTCGTCTCTTGCCATTCGGTCGTGTACTGGAAGACGGGCGAGGCGAAGTTCTTCCCGGGCCACGTGATCACGTATTCGCCGTGCCCGATGCACACGCGGGGCGTGACATAGAGCCGGTTGCCAGACGCTTTCCACGTCCTCCAAAAGCCAATGTCGGAATCAGTTCTTCCGTCATGCCAAGAACCATTCGGATCGGGCGTCTCCTGAAACCACGGCTTCTTCATCCGCTTCAAGGCGGCGGTGCTGATGATCGTGCAGCCGAAGTGCGCCGTATCGACCTGCTGGACGGGGGCACCGAACCACTCCATCGGCAGGCTCGTCGTGCCGCCCTCCGGCGGATTGTCAAGCGTGTCGAGGAGCGTGAGCATCGGCCGCCCGTCCTCTCGCTTCGTCTGCAGCGGAGCCAACGCGTCGCATTGGAACGTCATCGCCATCGCGAACAGGTGTTCGACGGATTCCTTCGATATGAAGGAATCCATATCTAGGCACAGGACGTACTCAGTCGTGTCCTGAAATTGCTCCATCATCCGCGTGAGCACCTGACTCCAAAACGCCCCCTGACCAAGCGTAGGGCGAATGTGGAGAGGCATCAGCGCCTCGATGAACCCGAATGCGTTGATGAGCGGCCCGAATCGCGGCCCCGACAGGATCGCCTCGCACCGCACTTCGACCGACGAACCGCCGACTTGCACAAGCATGGATCGCTCCAAAAAGAGAAACGGCGGGGCAGGCGATTGCCTACCCCGCCGTTCACTTTGGTCACGCTGTCAAGCGATCAGCCGACGGCCTGCGTGTTGACGCCCTTGCTGGTCGCGTCAACCGGCCCCGCCTCGCCCTTCGACAGGCGAGCGATGGTCACGACGCCGCACGCGCTGGCGGGCGTCGCGTAGACCGTCAGGTAACGCTTCTTGCCGCGGAGATCCACGTCGAAGCGGTGGGAGTAGCCCACGCCGCCCGTCGCGGTCGTACCGGCGGCCACGGTGTAGTCGGTCCCGCCGACCATGCCGCTGATGTTCGTCTGACCCGAGCCCGACACGTCGGACTGAGCGAGACGAAGCACCGTGGCGGCAGCCGTGGGGCCGCTTGAACCGGCGAAGGGGGAAAACGCAACGTCAATCGACGCGTAGGCGAAGCCGAGCGTGTCGATTTCGAGCGAGTGAGTAGCGGACGAGGCGACGCTCGTCTCGACCTTCTCAACGCTCTTGGTGGAAGCAACGTGGTTCATGGGGTCAGGGTCTCCTTGAGGGGGTCGAGGTTAGGCGGCGAACTTGAGGGCGACGATCGGACCGGCCACCGTGGTCGAGCCGAGGTCGTGCACCACCATCGCGTTGCGGGTGGTCGCAAAGGTCAACGTCTGGTCGAACTCGATGTACCGCTCGCTTGCGGTGCGGATCGAGACGGCCCGCCGCTCGCCGAACGTCGCGGCCTGCGAGAGGTCGCCGAACAGCGCCGCGACCTTGCCGCCCGTGCCGGTCAGATCGCTGGTGAGCGAGTGAACGAGCACGACCGGGAAGCCGAGAAACTGGAGGCCAGCACCGCCCGCGATGTCGGCCACGTTGTTGCCAGCCGAGGCCACCATGAGCCGCAGCATCGACGCACCGTAACCGGCCGGGCTCACGTAAAACTTGGCCTGACGACGGGCATAGAGCGGGAGGCGGCTCACGAGGTCCGTGAACGACTTCAGCTCCAGCTCCGCGAAGACGTTGTCGCCGCTCGGGGCGGTGACGACCGACTTCGAGTAGCCCGACTTCAGGATCTTCGTGGCCACACCCTCGACACCGTGGTGGGCCGAAGAACCGTCGCCAGCCCAGCCCGCGTTGTCGAACGCTTCGGCGTAAGCCTGGGCGATCTCCACCGCCATCGCGTCGGCGAGGTCGATGATCGAGTCTTCGAGCAGCGAGTTGGGCACGCGGTTGGCCACGCCCCAAATCTTCGCGTTCAGTTCGATGTTGTCGAACGTCACGTCGCTCGCCGAAACTTCGACGTTCTCACCGACCGGGCGAGCCGCAAGGCCACCGGTCCGACGGGCCACGACGAGCGTGTCGGAGTTCATCGACACCCGGCGAGCGTTCGCCGGGAAGGAGCCGAACTCCTCCACGAGCCGGATGATCTCGCTCGACATCTCGGGGCTGGTCAGCACGCCGCCGAGGCTGTTGATGCCACCGGCCTGGGCACGCTGCTCGACACCGTGGTCGGCACACCACCGACGGGCCTCGGCATCGCCGAAGACATAGCCGCGGAGGTGCATACCGGCGCGGTACGCGGTCTCGGAATCCTTGAACGCGCGAAGGACGCCGTGGCTCTTCGGCACGGCATGGACGGTACGCTTTTCCACGGGGGTCTCCTCGGTGGGGGTCTCAATCGCCTTGACGGGTGCGGAACGCTCCAGCACGGACCGCAACTGGGCTTCCTTGGCCTGGACACGCTGCACGAACTCGATCCGCTCGCGCAACTTGTCGGCCTTCACTTCGAGCGAGCGGAGCGACGCTTCCTGCTCCTCGGTCATCGGGGCCGCGTCTTCGCCCTCGGGGGCGTCCTCGGTCATCGCCTCCATCTCGGCGACAACGGCAGCCAGTTCATCGAGCAGAGCCTTGAGCTTTTCGACAGCCACGTGAGCGTCTCCTGTGTTCGGGTATTCCGGCGACCGATGCCGCCGATACCCTCACGCTATGGAGACACGCCCCAACCCTTGCAGAAAAAGATGGGCGGGCAGTAAACGAACCCTAGCCCGCTTTCGCGCGGCGAACCTCGACCGCGGGCAGCACGTGCTTGTCCGTGCAGCCGCAATCGCGGCAGCGCAAGTACCGAATTTGGTACTCCCCCTGCCGCTGGCTGGATGCGACCAGCAACCGTCCCGCGGTGCACTTGGGGCAGGAATCCCCGCTTCTAGCGGCCATGCGTCCTCAAGAAGTCTTTGATCTGGCCGATCTTTCCGATGGCGGCAGTGTGCTTCGCAATCACGTGGGCCTGCCGCTTGAGGAACTGATCATATGAACGCTTGGCAACCGCAACGTCGCTATCGGGATAGGCCGGGAACGTGGTCGGGGAAACGTCGATCAGCGAATCGACCCGCTTGATCGTCCGCACGCTGCGGCCCTCTTCCATGCTCCACTCATCACCACCTGACGAGACCTGGAACGCGAAGGACGATCCCTTCACGATCCCCGCTCGAATGTTCGCGGCGATGTCGCGCCCGTAGGTCGTGTCGGGCACCGGGAACTCGTACCGCAGGCCCACGTCGTCCACGGTCAGCCGCAGCGTCTCGGGGTAGCGGGCGAGGGGGAAGTTCGGGTCGTGGTTCCACAAGGCCCGGGTCTGCAGCGGCTTCTTGCGGCCACGCCGCTCGGAGACGAGCCCGAACGCGCCCGGGTCGAGGCGTTCCACGAAGTCGCCCAGGTCGAGGGACAAGACGCCGAACTTCGCGGCGTACCCGACGATCCACTCGCGGGACTCGTCGCTGCCTTCGTCACTCCGCGTCTCGACCGCGAGCAGCGGCGTGTCGGATTCGACTTCGTCAAGGATTAGGGAGCGGCGTTCGATTGCGTTGACCATGCTTCGGTTCTCCTCGTCTGCGGCGTTCATCTGTTCCACGAGTTTGCGGCTCCAAGCCCGGCCGGGATCGGAGCCCCACAACGCCCAGGCGATACGCCCGTTGCTCGGGAATCCGCTCTCGCCTGGGTTCCATCCTTCGCCCTGCTTGTCGATTTCATGGCGGTCGAAATACGCCTTCATGCGGCGGGCCGTCTCGGGCGAGATCGTCGCGCCGTTCGAGAGGTCGCGAGCCCGGGCGATACCGACCGCCGTGCCTCCCCGGCCGTACTCGCTGCGCCACGCGAGACCCTTCGCGGCTTCGTCGCGGACGCCAGCAGGCGGCGTGAAGTCGATGTGGTCATACTTTGCCATACGCTCAATCTAGGATTCGTTGCCAGCAGGCTTGCAGCGGGGTACACTTCGCCACCATGACAAAAGTCGATCCAGGCGAATACGTAAGCGTTGGGACGGCCGCAAAACTAGCGGACGTTACTAGGGCTTGGATGCGCACGCTGGCCTCTACGGGCAAAGTGCGGGCCTTTAGGATCGAAGATCAGTGGTTTATCCGCAGGGTAGATGCCGAGCGATTTAGCAGGCATCCGACGGCCGGAAGGCCTCGCGAGTAGGCGTTTCTCACGCTACCAAGTGTCCACTCGGAAATACCCCTAAAAACGGCCCTTTTCTGCGGCTGAAATTATTTTGCCTCAACCCCTTGCCAGTGTATTGCCGATCGGATATACTAGGGGTGTGAGGGATGGGTGATCGGGAGTTGGAAGGAGGTTGGTTGTGAACGAATTTGATTTCTGGATTGTGCGTGCGGTCGGTGGCCGCAAGAGCCAGTTGGTTGCGGCCGGTGTTGAGAAATCGCGGATTGAGAA